GATTCATCGCGAACTGGTGCGCCGTTCACGCTATCTCGCTATGAACTCAGGCTTCGTGCGCGAGATGGTCAACAACATGGCGATCTATTCCACGGGGGATGGCATTCGCCCGCAAGCGCAGTCAGATGACGTGAGCTGGAATCGCCAGGCGGAAGCTTACTTCCGTGCCTGGTCCACTCGCTGTGAAATCACCGGGCGGTTCGGCTTTGAAGAAGTTCAATCGCTGGTCTGCCGAGGCATGGATGTGGACGGCGAATACTTCATCCATCTCACGCGCAGCCGCCTTGGCATTGCCTCGCTGCAATTGATCGAGTCGCACCGCATCGGTGAAGGCAACACCACTATGCAATCGTTCCATGGCATCACACTGGACGCTTGGGGCGCACCAATCTCCTATCGTGTGCTTGAGGATCAATCCGCACGCGAACTACCCGCCCAAAGCGTGCTGCATGTGTTTGAGCCGGAGCAAGCAACCTCTGTGCGCAACGCCCCCACCATTCAGCACTCCATCAATCACATCTTGGATGAGATGGAACTCCTCGCTCTGGAGAAGCACGCCGTGAAGGACAACTGTGACGTGACCCGCGTGCTCAAAACCGAGACGGGTGATCTCAACGACGATTCCGATTTCGCCATTGAAGGTGGGCAGGCTGAACAAGCTGAAGCCAGTGATCCCACAAGCCTGCAACGCATCACCGGTGGCAAACTTGTGGCACTCAAAACCAATGAGTCGCTCGACTCGTTTGAATCAAAACGCCCGTCACCCACATTCACTGGGTTCCTGGAACATCTTCGCCGGGATGCCGCGCTCGGCGTTCTTCCGTATGAGTTCGCGGCGGATTCGTCGAAGGTAGGCGGTGCAGGCGTGCGCCTGGTGGTGGCCAAAGCCGACCGGCGTTTTTCGTATCGGCAGATGATCCTCATCCAACGCTTCATCAAGCCGGTGTGGTTCTATGTGATCGGTGATGCCATTGATCGTGGCGAACTGCCCGCCGTCCAGGGATGGTGGAAAATCAGTTGTGTATGCCCTCGCAAGCTCAGTGTCGATGCAGGCCGTGAAGCGCAGCAAAACCGCTCGGATGTGGAGATGGGGCTCAAGACAATCAGTGATCACTATGAAGAACTCGGCGCTGACTTTGGTGAGGAATTGGAGCGTCGTGCCCGCGATGCGAAGATGATTCTCGAAACGGCCACCAAATACGGCGTGCCATTGGAGATGCTGTGGAAGCCGAGTGGAGGCGCTTTGATTCAACCGCCCGTTGTTGACACTCCCGCCGGAGCGTGACCGCGCTCGATTCTCTTCTCTCTCGCCAGCCCTGGCTCATCACCACCGATGCCATGCAAGGCATGGTGGCCCAGGCTGCTGCGTTCTTTGATGCCCGCATTCAACTGCCTGAGCCCACGCGCAACGCGTTGCTCTCCGTGGTGGACGGTGTTGGCATCATTGATCTGCATGGACCTCTCATGCGCCAGCCGGACCTGATCTCCTCGCTGCTCTTTGGCGCGACTGACATGGACCTGGTGACCGCCGCGATTGCTGAGGCTGTTGCCCGCGACGATGTGAAGTCCGTTCTGTTGGACATCAACTCGCCAGGTGGAACGGTGAATGGCACACCCGAACTGGCGCAGGCCGTGGCCGATGCCGCAAAGCTCAAGACCACCTATGCGTTCAGCGCCGGGCAGATGTGCAGCGCGGCCTACTGGATCGCCTCGCAGTGTGACGCCATCTATGCCACGCCCAGTGCTCGTGTTGGTTCCATCGGCGTGATGCTGCCGTTCATCGACAGCACCGAGAAGTTTCGCAGCCAAGGCTTGAAGGTGGAAGTGTTTGCCGCTGGAAAGTTCAAGGGCATGGCAACACCGGGCGTGCCGCTCAGCGAAGAACAGCGAGCGCTGATTCAATCCGACATTGAGGAAATCGCCACTGACTTCAAAACCGCCGTGCTCGCGCGTGGCCGCAAGATTCCAGACACCGCGATGGAAGGCCAAAGCTTCAGCGCACGCAACGCCCAGCGCCTCAACCTGGCCGGCATGGTCAAGAGCCGTGACGAGGTGATTGCCCGTCTGCGCTCAATGCACACGGCCCGAGTTGACACGCCATCCCGGACATCCACTCCGATGAAAACTGCCGAAGAACAACTCAGCGAAGCGCTCGCGCGCATTCAAACCTTGGAAGCCGATGCCAAAGCCCGCGAGGGCTTGATGACTGACGCCTCCGCCCAAGTCGAAACCTTCAAAGCCACACTCCTTTCCAAGGAGCAGGAGCAGCAAGCTCTCCTGCAACAGACCTGCACCGAGCGTGACACGCTCAAGGGTCAACTCGTGGCTGTTCAGGCGGAGGTGGAGCGCTTCACCAAGCGCACTGGCGAACTCGATGTCCAGGTGCGTGATCTTCAGTCTCGCGAGCAGGATCTCGAAAAGCGTGCCGCCATCAAGGCCGCACAGATCGCCGCTGAAATGGGCACGCAGGTGCCTGCCAAGATCACTCCCGCTCGTGACACCAAACCCGCCACAGCCGCTGAGCAGTGGAACCGCCAGTTCACCAAAGCCTGATCCCTTTTTTAAAACCGCCAACTCTCCATCATCATTATGGTCCCCACTCTTCTCGACATCGCCAAGCTCGACGCCGGCATCGGCTACCCACTCATTGAGGAAGCCGTTAAACTCGCTCCCGAACTCGCGCTAGTTCCCGCCGATACCATTCTCGGCACCACGATGGAACTGACGGTGCGCTCTGGCCTGCCCACCGTGCGCTTTCGCAATGCCAACGAGGGTGTTGCACGCAGCAAGTCCAGCTATGAAACGCGCACTTTCCAGACGCACATCCTCGATCATCAGATCGCTGTGGATGCGCAGGTTGTTGATGGCGCACGCGACCGTGGCCGCTTGCTTGAAAACCATGCCTCCGGTGTGGTTGAAGCCTCGATGCAATACATCGGTTCGCAGTTCTACTATGGCACGGGTAACGACAGCAAAGGCTTCCCAGGTCTGCTTGCGCAGATCAAAGCCGATGCCGCGCACCTGGTGGATGCCGGTGGTGCAGCTTCCAAATCCTCGGTCTGGTTCCTGCGCCTGGGCCGCGAGTGTGTCGAGTTTCTGTTCGGCAACGCACAGTCCATCCGCCTCCATGACACCTGGGATCTGGAAACGGTCTATGATGCCGAAGGCAACCCCTACAAGGCCTACACCAACTGGATGACAGGCCGTATCGGGATGCGCCTGGCTAACCGCAACTGCGCGGTGCGCATCAAGAACGTGGAGGAGTCCGGCAACGGCAAAAAGAGCCTCAACGATGCGCTGCTCTACTCAGCCTACGAGAAGTTCACCGACTTCGGCTTCGAGCCGACGCACATCCTCATGAACGGGCGCTCCCGCGAACAGTTGCGCAACAGCCGCACGGCCACCACCGCCAACGGCACTCCCGCGCCACTGCCCACCGAATGGGAAGGCATCCCGATCATCCGCACCGCGTCCATCGCCAACGACGAGACGTGATCAAAACAACCCTCATCATTCATCATCCTTATGCACGCTCTCAAAGACGCTGAACTCATCCACACGGTGGCTCTTCCTGCCGCTGCTGCCACGGCAACAACTGATGCCTTCAACCTGATCCAGAAGCCGCCTCACGAGTGCCACTTCGAGGTGGAACTCGCGCTTCCGGCCCTGCCTTCGCTGGCTGACACAAAGAAAGCCACCGTCACACTGGAGGACTCGGAAGACGGCATCACCTTCGCCACTATTGCCGCCCTGGCCTCCATGGAAGTCACGGGCGCGGGTGGAGCCGGTGCTGCCGCTGTCATTCGCAAAGTGCGCCTGCCATCCGATGTGCGGCAATACATTCGGGCCAAGGTCGCCGTAGATGCTGCTGGCGGTAACAACACCGCCAAGTCGCTCACCATGGCGCTGGTGTTTTAAAATTCTCGGGGCGTGGGCCTCGGGTTCGGGTGCAGCCCTCTTCGCCTTGTGCGGGGAGGGCTGCTTGGTTTTGCGAGGCTATGGAACATGAATGTTCAACAGACGATCAAACTTGATGTAAAACTGATCACCGCGATACAGCGGCGCTGTGCCATCAAACCGCCTTGAAAGTGGAATGACGCCGCCATTACGGTCATACAAGACAGGCTCTGACGATGCCATTGATACGGCGGCAAAGTAGCCTTGAAAGGGGGCAAGTTGTCGGTGTTGACGTTCAATACCAACAAACTCATTCCCCTCCTCTCCAGACAAAATCGGGTAATGTCGGACGATAATCCACGCCCGTGATCCAGCGTTGTCTTCAAACCACACCTGAGGATCAACGCCAAGCACATCAGTGAAAGAAAGCACCTTGCCGCCATTTTGAGCGACACTGTCGCGGACGATTTGAATAGCCATATTCCGCAGCTCCCATTCGGACATCTCGATCCGCTCGTCGGTAACAAGCTCCTGCGGCGTAATCGGAAGATTTGTTTCTAAAGCCAGTAGGTTCCAGCCTTCCTGTAACGGTTTCATCTCTCTCAATGAGACCCGGAAAACACATGGGATGAGGTTGCTCTTCACACAAGCATCGAAGCATCGCTGACACTCCTGTTCTGAGAGCTGAGACTCTTCATTATCAATGACCTCAACCAGAACAGAGAAGATTTGGTTGCCGTATGCGAAGGTTAGATGGTCGAAGGATGGCCATGTCAGATCGGATTTTATCCAGCGAAAATCGCGAGATTCTGGAAGCTTCCCTGCGTGCTTGGAAAACTGCTGCTGAAGGGCTACACCAGCGACATTGCGTGCATGTAAGAAATCGGCAGGAGGTTGAGGACGAGGGATTTCGTGGCTAGGTCGATTGGCCATAAGTCACAAACTTTGACATGCAGGCAAGGTGATGTCCATCCACGACGAAATCGCCGCTGACTTTTCTGAAATCCTCCAGGACTTCGGCAAGGTCATTTTCTACCAGGGGCAGCCCACACTGGCACTGATCTCCGAACCCATGCTTTCGGGGGAACTCATGCTGGGCGGTGAAGTCGATGAAGTGCGCTTTAACGCCAAGGTGCTGCGTACTGCCATCCCGGACATTCCGCACAGCGGCCAGATCGTGCGCTGGGAGAACAAGGACTACCGCATCAAAGCTGTGATGAATCGTCCGCCTCACGCCATCGTCACTTTGGAACTCGGTCCCGTTGATCCCTGACATGCGCGTCACTGGCAAAGTCACGGGTCTCGACCCGATCAAGAAGCAGATCGCTCTCTTCCCCAAAGAAGTGCAGCGCCCGATGGACAAGCTGCTCATCCAGGAAGTGCGCACGCTTGCCGTGGAGAGTGCGCGGATCACGCTGCCGTTTGGCCTCACCGACAAACCCTTCAAGAAACTCGCGGCTCGCATCAAGGCGGACATCAACCGTATCTTTAAACGTGCGGATCATTTGGGCGATGCCTTCAAACAACTCGAAGCGGCAGACCCAGATTTGGCTCGGCAATACTGGTGGGCGAGCAAAAACGGCGAGCCGGAGAAAGCTCGACGCATCCTGCGCAAGCTTAGCGCCAAGGCCGGCATCCCGATTGGAGCCATCCGCCCTGAACTCCACAAGAACGCACGCAACGGCAGTTACGGTCGCGTGCCCGATAACGCCAAAACTCTGGCCATCATTTCCAAGGGTGAAGCTCTTGATCGCTACATCACTAAAGTGCAGAGGCAGATTGGCGCGGTGAAAGCTGGCTGGATCGCTGCGGCCAAAACCTTGGGTGGCACCGTGCGCGGCATTCCCCGATGGGCGAACACCGGAGCTCACAAAACATCGCAGGGCACGGCAGTGGTGAAGCGTGGTGATAAAGGAGCCAACATCGAGCTGCATAATCAGGTGAGCTATGCGCCCGAAGCTTGCAATGACACGCAACTTCGACAGGCGGAAAGACGGGCTCGATTAAGGCTTCAACATGCCATGGCTGAAAAACTCAAGGCCATGGCCGCCCGTGCGTTTCGACAGGGCAAGTAGGGCGTGAATGATCAACCCTCGCTCGAATACCGTCTCGCCAAACTGCTCGCCGACTACCTCACGCATGTCAGGCAGCAGAACGGACTGCCAGCCACTCTGAACATCGCCATTGGCCTGGAGATGGCCGCACGGCAGAGACCCTGTGTTTTCTGCCACATCGACACTTTGGAGTTTCCGCACTCCAAGTTGATCGAAGCGAATGGCATCCTGGTCCTCCACACTCATGCCGATGAAACCCCGGTGCTGACGGAAGCGATCTGGATAGCCTCACTGCGATCTGCACTGACCAACCGTGGAGCGTTATTCGCTTGGCTTGCCACGCTGCCTGAAGTTGATCGCACGGGATGGGACATTCGCCGCCTGAGGATCACCCGCAGTGAGAGTGAGTTGAATCGCGAGGATCGGACTCGCAGCCACACCACACGGTTCTCGATCAGTGCCCAGTCCGCTGAATTGACACCCGTCGCCTGAGCATAGCCATGCCAGTGCAAGCCATCATCGAACAAGGAACGCGTCCTGCCTACGATCTCACTGACGAGACCGGCGTGCTGGTCACCAAGCTCTCCATCAAGCCGACGCGCGAGTATGTGGAGCGCAAGAACAGCCAACGCATGGTGTCCTACATCCGCGCCGAGAACCCGCGCATTACCTTTGAATTCTCCGGCATCATTGTCGGCGACAGCGCCACAGGCTTTGCCGATCAGCACCCCGGCACCGCGATTACTGCACTCGCCAATTTCCAAAGCTCCGTCCACGGGTTCTCGCCCACTGAAGGCAAGATCATCTACAAGGACCCGACACGCGAACTGAGCGACACGGATGAACCCCAGGTCAGTTTCACCGCTGAAATGTTCCCAGGCATCGCGCCATGATCGAAGGGTGGTGGCCCACTCACAGCCTGAGTCTGGCTTCTTGTCTGGGAGCCCTGGGGTTTCCGATCCGCACGGATGTGGTGCTCGATGAGCGCAGTGGCGAAAAAGTGACCACCTTTTATATGGGTCTTCAGTCGCTCTGGAACTCCATGACCACGGATGTACTGATCAACGATTGGCATTCAGGCAGGCTGGAGCAGGCAGATCCGCTGCACCCTTTTCTGTGCGGTCTGCGCGCCTGTCACAACGCCAACACCATCGCATCTTCGTTGCGCAACGAAGATCGAATCCGGCTCACGCTAACGGCTGATGATCACGTCACGATCTATGACGACGGCGATGAACTGCCGAGCCTGTGCGACGCGGATGAACTGATCGAAACCACCGATGCGGGACTCGTTGCCGCGCTGGGTGTGATTGGCATCCCCATGATCGAGCATGATCGCGGCTTGTTCCGACTACCCCGCTTCGGTCATTCAGTGAAGGCTCCTAGCGGTGAATGGATGCGATATGATGCCCATGCGCTCATCCAGCAGCTCCGTGAGAATCGTCTGGAACGGGATGAGGCGCAGCATCCTCTGATCAGCGCTTACAACGCCCGATGCGTGAATGATCAAATCCTCCGGCATCTCCACGCCACCGGTCGTCGAGTGCTGCTGCGCAAGCCTCGCTCACTGCGCTCCGCCTTTGTTTCTGAGCACGCGAGCGATGACATGCTCGACCGGGTGCAACGCCATTTCCGAATTGCATGAAAACACCACCACCCAAACTCCGGCTCGATCCCGAGTCTCCGAAGAAGACCGCACGCAAGGTTCATCGTGATGCGGTTCCTGAAGCAGTCCTTCAGGCAGCTCAAACGGAGCGTGAAAACGCCTTTGATGCCGAACACACATGGCCTGTCTGGATCGAGCAGAAGGGATGCTTCCAAACAGCGATACTACATGGCTACAGTTCAGGTCGTGAGGCGCTGTTCTATAAGCTGCGTGCTGCTGATGGCGCGCTGCCGTTGTCCAAGACCTTGGAGCAACTAACCACGTTTTTGGCTGATGCGATCAAGATCCTGTGGCTGTGCAGCCACGAACCGCAGGAATGGCGCGTGGTGCGCGGTGATCTGCCGTTGTTTCTCGAAACCATCGAGGCATGGGGCGACTTGAACGTGCCACGGGCAAAGCACGTGGCTGCCGTGAACCTCGCCCTCCAGATTTTCAATGAGGCGGGCATCAACAAGGCCGTGCCCGAACCTTCCGAGCGAGGCGACTTGGGAAACTAGCCCTGCCCGTGTCGGAGGCGCAATACATCACAGTGATTGCGCGTGGCACGGGCTGGACCGAAGACTACATCCGCTGGCAACTGCCGCTATCGAGAGGCCGTGCCTACGTCCATGCGCTGAGGCTGATGGACGGCGAGTCGATGATGTGGCCTGACCGCAGATTGTCGGAAACTGGACGATGGTGGTCGCGAGTGCGCCATCGGTTCCATTGACATCCCGTGCTGCCTGCAATGGCAGCACCAAAAGTCGAACTTGGCTGGGATAATACTGATCTGCAGGCCGGGGCCGCTAAAGCTCAGGGCATTCTGTCAGGCTTTGCCACTCGTGCCCGCAGCGCTCTCGGAAAGGCGATGAGTGCCGATGTGGTGGGTGGTTTCGGCCAACTCGCTGCTGCCGTCGGTTCATTGACGGGCCTCAAATCCGTCATCGACGATTTTGATCGACTCAATGATCTCTCCGTCCAGCTCGACACCAGTGTGGAGAGCCTTCAGCGCCTTGCGGTCATGGCCAAGCTCTCCGGCAGTGATGTGGAAACCCTCGTCAAAGGCGTCTCTAAACTCACCCGCTCGCTGGCTGATGCGGAGAACAGTGAGAAGACGGCTGAGTCCCTAAAGCAGCTTGGCGTGAGCGCTTCCAAGCTACGCTCCATGTCGTTGGAGGAGCAGATCATGGCGCTTTCCGAAGCGTTCATCAGCGCACGCGGGCGTGGCGAAGGGTTTGCTGAAGTGTTCGATCTCATGGGTCGCAACGGTGCCGAGCTGATTCCGCTGCTCATGCAGGGGCGTGAGGAATTGCAAGCCATGGCCGACACGCCGGTGCTCAGCCAAGAGCAGGTTCAGCGGCTCGCTGAATTCAATGATCAGCTTGATGCCGGTGTTCTAAAATTGAAGGCATGGGCTGCCGAATCACTCCTGGGTCTTGCCGATGTGGCTGCGGTATCCGGTGCAGCGCTCTTTGGTGGTTTGGATGGCAGCTTTACCGAACGGATTGAGCAGGCGGCAAGAGCCCTGGCTCAATCCAAAGTTGAATCGGAAGAAGCTGCTGCCGCACAGGAGAAACAACGCGAGGCCGCGCGTGAAGCCGCCGACTGGGCCAAGAAGATCGCCGCAGCGCAGAAGGAGGCGGCGGCAAGCATTGAGAAAGGTCAGAAGGAACTCGAAGCACAGGAAAAACGGATGCAAGGCATTCGTGAGCAGATCAACCAAGCCAAAGGCGGCAATCTCAAGCAGAAGCTCAGCCCGGACGAGAACCTTGAACTCGCCAAAGGCAACGTGGCCGACATCGAGGCGAAGATGAAATCCGCCCGCGACAAGGCCTACATGGATGGCAAAGGCGGTCAGGACACTGAGGAGGTTCTACAACTTGAACTTCAGCGTCAGAAACTGCTCGGTGACATCCTCACGCTCGAACAACAGATCAGCTCTGAAAAGGATCGCCAGCAGCAGGCGGAGGCTGAAAAGACCGCCCAACAAAACCAAGCTCGTTCGGGCATGGCCAACGATCTGCAAGTGCTGGAACTTCGCGCTCGTGGGCGCAACAAGGAGGCAGATGCTTTGGAGCGTCAGGCTCGCATCCAGCAGGAGGCAAGGCGCATCGCCGAGGAGACCGGTATGTCGCAGCAGGAATCTCTGCGCATTGCTCAGGCCAAGAGCGCCTTGGAGGAACGTGCAGCCAATCGGCAGGACGGCGGGCGTCAACGCATTCAGGGTTACTCCGCAGCAAGTCAGGGGGGTGCCGATGACGCGAGGAGTCGTGCGGAGCAGAGGATGGCCGACGCTCGTTCCAGAGTGCAGGATTCCTACGACCGCTTCATGCCGGGTTTGAAAGGCGGTCCACAGGACAATCCTCTGGCACAACGCGCCGCTCAGAATGCTGCCGCCGACAAAGCGCCCGCTGAGAACGGCACTTCCCAGCAGGCCGCGCAGATGGTCGCTCAAATCCTTCCACAAATCCTGGAGGCGCTGAAATGACCTCCGCCCCCTACATTGAGCACGGTCCACGCATCCTGGAGATTGAACCCGAGGATTTAATCATTCGCCCCTATGGCCTCGACAGCACCGTGCAGGTTTGGCAGACCGATCGTGAAGACACCTTTCATCATGGCGGCGCTCCGCCACGGCGGACCAACATGCGAATTAAAGAGGTGCAGACCAAGCCGGATGGCCCCGTCTTCATCCATCGTCTCCAGTGTGAAGGTCTCGCGCGTGGTGCTGACAAGATGGAAGCCAATCGCATCCGTCTGCCCGAGGAAGGTTGGGATGAGGGGCCGATGGATCTGCTGACCGTCAAACCAGATCAGTTCTCCCAAGGTGACCTGGCTCCGGGCTTTTCGGCCATGTGGATCGTCGGCATCGAGAAGGAAGACCTCAACGGCCATGTCTGGCGGCTCTCGCTGGATTGCAAAGGCATCCTGGCACCCAAGGCCCGCAAGCGACGCATCACGGTCAACAACCAGCCGGTCAATTCATCCACCACGCTCAGCCTCACGGGCACCACCTTCACCAACGAGTTGGGCGTTTACACGGGCTGGGCAGATCAACGCTATACCAATCTCGACAGCAGTCGTGTCGTGGTCGTGGACACTTTCCTTTCCACCGATCCGCCGCCAACGGACAAGCTGCCCGGCCATCTCACGCCGCAAAATGCACCACTGGTGAAGGACATCTTCGCGCAGCCTTGGTATTCCAGCGCGGGCTTCACCTTTAATTGGCCTTGGGGCTGGTCGCTCAAAGGCATCCAGTCCGAGCAACTGCTCGATAAGCCGCTCTGGCTCACCTCCATCACCACCGAATACGTGCCGCGTGCGGTCGTGCGCTAAACCTCCATGAGCCGACCCACGCCAAAGCCCTATGAATGGAAGCGCAGCAAAGGAGTGCTGCCAGCGTGGCTGCTTCGTGATTACGCCACCTGGCTGTTTCCGCAGCTCGGCCTCAAATGGGAGGCGAAGGGCGTCACTGACTTTTCCAAGTCGAGCAAGCGAACATCTTCCGCCGTGAAGCCATATCAGTTCCCTCGCTCCACGGGCGTGATGAGGTTGCGCGAACTGCGCCACATGGCGGCCTATGTGCTGGGCGCTTTCGGGTCTGCGGCTGACAAGAATCCCTACCAGTGGCCGCGCATCAGTGGTCTGGCCTTCGTGCCCGACCTCATAAGCCTGGCTGAGTATTTTCAAGGACTCCTGGATCAAAAACGCAAAGACGACTCATGAAACTCATCTTCGATACCGACACATCACAACTCATCATTGCCGAGGGCTTCGCTTCTCCGGTATCTCTGCTTGAAGCCAAGCGTGGCACAGGTGCCAAAATCCAACTCACACTCCTGCGTGATGGGCAGGCATGGACGGCTCCAGCGTTGTCGCAGTTCCGGTTCATCGTGAAACCCTGGGGCAAGTATGAGGTCGATCAAACCTGCGCCCTGGCTGAATCCTGGACGCTGGACAGCTCTCGCAAGGTCTATGAGGGGCGGATTAACTACGCCACCGACAAGCTCAACGAACTGCTCAAGGTCGCCGATCCCGCTGGTGAAAACACGGACACGGGCCGCATGAGTCTCATGGCCGAATTCGCCTGGCGTGAAACAGACAGCGTGCCGTGGGGAGATCGCTCCCACACGGTGGAGTTCGTCCTTCACAACAATGTCTGGCGCGGCACGGAGACGATTCCTGGAGCCCCAGCCTCGCAGGAGGGACCGATGGTGCCACTGCTCACTCCGATCACGGTGGCAATCACCAGCAATGTCATCAACAGCCACGCAACTGCGAACACTCTCCTCGATGTCACGGGGTTGAAGTTTCCGGTGCAGAGCGGCAAGCGCTACGCCTTCAAGTTCACCGTCCCCTACAACGCCGCTGCCGCAGCGACCGGCAGCCGATGGACGATCAATGGCCCAGCTCTAAACCAGCTTCACTACAGCTCGCGCTACACGCTCACGGCCACCTCCGAGACGGTCAACTTCCTCGGTGCCTACAACCTGCCATCCGCAGCCAACCTGAGCAGCCTGACTTCCGGCAATCTGGCGGTGATTGAAGGCACGCTCACCGCTGCGGCGGATGGCGAAGTGATTGCCCGCTTCGCATCAGAAATTGCCAACAGCGCCATCACGGCTCTCGCGGGTGCGCATGTGACTTACATGGTGCTGCCGAGCGTGTGATTGACATGGCGCGTCTGGCATGGACCAGCAGCATCTCTGCATCAATGCAGGCACCGGAGAAGTCACGGCCTCGAACGTTAGTTCGTCCCTACCGTCGCTCAGCGGTATCTTGGGCACGCTGTTCATTCTCCGCGTCACCTTCGAGCAGGACAACGTGCCCATCGCTCTTCCTGCCAACACGACAGGGAAGCTGACCGTGAAGCTGCCAGGTGCTGAGAGCGGCTCACCTGTGTTGCTCGACACTTCGTGGACGGTCGCTGGTTCAGATGCGCAAACGAGCTATACCTTCAGCCTACTGGCAGATTCTGAGCCTTTGCGCACCGCTCTCGCCAATAGCGGAGCCATTGCCCTGACCGCGCAGATCGAGTGGCAGATCGCCAGCGAGGTTCCGCATCCACGCAAGTCGCTGGCTTTCCCCATCACCTTGCGCAATTCGCCTTCACGCCCCGGCGACACGGCCCCTGATCCAGCCGCCGACGCCGCGTGGGCCTGGATCAAGGCCAGGCTGGTGGCAGGCTCTAACGTCACCTTCACCCTCAACGAGGAAACCAAGACGATCACCATCAACAGTGCCGGTGGTGCCAGCAATCCCACAGTGACCTGGTCGAACGTCACCGGCAAACCCACCACCTTCCCAAGCTCCTGGAATGAGGTGACGGGCAAACCAAGCACGTTCCCGCCAAGCGGACACAATCATGCCTGGTCGCAGATCAACAGCGGCAGTCCGAGCGACAATGCCGCCCTCGTGGCTTTCGTGCAGAGCAATGGAGCCTCGGGACAGATGTTCGATCTGCTCATCCCTTTGCAGCTTAGTAGCCAAACCAGTTACGACTCGCTTCAATCCAGCTCGATTTTCGTTCTGCCGCGTGATGCGGTGATCACGCACATCGGCCTTGCGATGCGCAATGCGACTCCGCGAATGGCGGACTATTTCTTCCAGTCGAACATCATCGTTTATGGCACCGACGCGCCGAACCCTTCGTCCCCTGGCGGCCTGTATGCCCAGTCCTTCTGGTTTTATGAATACTTCCCGAACAGCGATGCCAAGGGCCTTGGCATTCCTCTTCTCGTCAATGGTTCCCTCACCATGCCTGCTGGGTCGAAGCTCGATGTCTATCTCGACACCGGCATGCCCGATGCCTACAGCACTCTGCCAACTATCAATGGTCTGTGGCTGCGAGTCCGTGGGCGCTACACGAACTAACGCATGAAGCTCGCCCTCATCACCTGTCACTACAACTGGTTTGGCTTTGAGCGGCCTCGGCACAACCTGCGCCGCTTTCTGGAGGTCACCAAAGGTCTGCCCGTTTACGGGGTAGAGGCTCAACTGCCAGGGCATCCTATGCACACGAGAGGAATGCCCGGCTGGCAGCAGA